AGCCTCCGGTACGAAAGACTAAAGTTGATTACATCTTGGAGCGTCAGCAAAAGAAAGCAGAGCGTGATCGTGCCAAGGCCGAAAATAATTCTTCTTCTGAACAACAGGATAATGAGGAAGAGTTGACGCCAGCAGAAGAGGCGAAATTAGAAAAATTTATTTCGCGAAAATATGGAAAACAACTTACTGCTGCGGAACAGGCATTAGAAACTAGCACTTTAAACACTATTAATCAGGAAATTTCTGATTTCCTTACAAACGATCCAAACGGTAAATATTTTAAGGAGTTTGAAAGTAAAATCAGAGTTTGGGCGGTACATCCGTCAAGATCACATCTTCCAATTAAGACAATAGCGTATGAAGTTGCTGGTGACAAAATGCTGCAAATCGGTGCACAAATGGCTAAGGAAGCGGCTAAGGAAGCTTCTGAAAGCAAGGCTGGTGGATCAGGTGCTCGTGCTACTGAAGGTGGTGGTCAAAAAAAAGTTTGGGAAATGACCAATGAAGAATTTGCTAAGATGCAACAAGGAGTAATGCAACGCCAGGCTTAAAACCGGCTTTAGCATTTTACTCTTTTTTATCACATGCCAAATACAACTCGTACTCAGATTCCGGCTGAGGTAAATAATTATTATGACCGGACTCTTTTAACTCGTGTAGTTCCTCTTTTCTTGCATCAAAAATGGGCAATGATTAAGGATATTCCTACCAATGCTGGTACTTCTACAATCAAATTTCGTCGTTATGGCAATCTTAGTGCTGCTACAACGGCTTTGACAGAGGGTATCACCCCAACTGGTTCACAGGCAAGTGTTACTGATATTACGGCTACTTGTGCACAATATGGTGATTATCTAACAGTTACTGATGTTGTCCAATATGAAAGTCAAGATCCGGTTTTGACTGAATTTGCGCAACTTTTAGGTGATCAAGCTGGGGACACACTTGATCAAATCACAAGGGATGTCTTGGTTGCGGGGACAAGCGTGTACTATGGTGGTTCTGCTACTTCCCGTGTCACGGTAGCTTCAACAGATTTGATTACAACAACTTTAATATTAAAAGTTGTTCGTACTCTGAAAAATAACAATGCTCGTAAGGTAACGATGATGGTTGATCCATCGACTGGTTATAACACTTTACCGCTCAATGCGTGTTTTGTGGCTATAGTGCATCCTAACGTGTCTTATACATTGAAAGGACTTACCGGTTGGATTCCAGTAGAAAAATATTCATCTTCAAAGACTGTTATGGAAGGTGAAATTGGTGCTTATGATGAGGTTCGTTTTATTGAAAGTACCAATGCAAAAGTATTTACCGGAGCAGGTGCAGCTAGTATTGATGTTTATGCGACTCTTGTGATTGCTATGTATGCGTACGGAGTTACTCGTGTATCAGGTCAATCTCTGCAAAATATCATTAAACCTTTGGGTTCAGGTGGTACTTCCGACCCATTAAATCAACGTTCAACGACCGGTTGGAAATCTACGTTTGTGGCCAAAATTCTCAATAACAATTTCATGGTACGGATTGAGACTGCTGCGGCTGCGTAGTATTAGTTCTATTTATTATTCATCACCCCTTTTAAAAAATTTCTATGAATGAACAAACAATTAAAAAAGTTACAACTACGCCAGCTCCTTTAAAAAATTTACAAAAGGAGTTGGATAAAGATGTTGAAAATGGTGGCTTCCCAACTGACAATGGAGGATCTGCAATTCCTGAAGTTGATGTTAGTAAAACTGAACATCAAACAGTAAAACAGGGTAATAAGGAAGTTGCCGTGGTAGCTGATACTGTTGGTCAGGCTATGACAGAAGATGCAGCTCGTATGAAAAAAATCTTATGGGCACAACCTATCATTCCTTTTTTTATCCCTTGTGGTGAGGGTGAGAAGCCAATGGTTTCTGAAGAAATTGTACAAATTAATGGGTATAAATTAACGATCAAAAAAGGTGTTATGGTGAATTTGCCTCAACAGGTAGTTCAAATGCTTGCTGATCATCTTATGATCAATCAGGGCAATACTGCGGTTGGTGCTGAGCATCGTTTGGATCGTGACCAAAGGACTTTAGATGCTTTGTCTTAGTCGGGCCGGACTCTAAGGTTACTAAAATATTTTCTTTAATTTTTCAAAAAATATGACTCAAACTCTATCAATTGCATCGGATGTCGTTAGTGGTTCAAATGCGCATGGTCGCGCAGTATGGCAAAAACTTCAGTATGCTTTGACTACTTTTGTTTTAAATACAGGTGGTCTTGCAATTAAAGCTGGTGGATCTGCTTTAGCAAAAACCGTCAATACGATCAAATATTTTATTGCTGGTAATCTTTATTCAAAAGCTGCTGCGGATATGGCTGCTTTGGCCGGTACAGTTACGAATGCCAAATTCAATGTTTATGTATTTTATGCTGATACGGCTGGGACTTTAACAACTGCTATGGGTACAGAAGGTGCCACTTTAGCTGATGTTGTTTTCCCTGCGTATGATCCAAGTACAAAAGCCATGGTTGGTTTTGTGATTATCAATCCTACTGGTACAGGAAACTTTGTTGGTGGTACTACTGCTTTGGACGATGGTACAGTTGTTCCAAACGCTGTTTACGTCAACACGCCATTCCCTCTCGATCCAGTAAACTTTGTTGCGCTTTAAGCCCTAGAAAAGCTATGACCTGAGCCACGTCGATAAACTGGCTCATTTTCTTTTATTGTTTTATGAAATTTACTGAATTTGCTTCTTATATTCGTTTTCATACACGTACTAATTCTACGACGTTGTCGGATTCAGATATTTTGCTCTTAGCGAATATTCATAAAGACAAATTAACGATGGCAATTTTAAATGCCAATGAAAATTATTTTGGATTGCCACAACTTACAAATTTGGTTGCTGATCAACGCGAGTATCCAATAGATATTACAGTTGCTCATCAATTCAAATTAATTGAAGCAAAATTAGATGGTACGAATTGGAAACGACTTACTGAAACGGATTTAAATTTAGAACAATTTACTACTGATGAAACCGGAATACGTAATGCCTTTTTGGGGCGCGATCCAGGTTTTCAAATCTTTCGTAATTCACTTTGGATTTTAAATGATAGTGCAATTATCAATGTTACGAATGGTTTGAAAATTTGGGCATATATTTGGCCAGCCAGTTTTACAGATTTAACGAGTACAACAGAAATGGCAACTGCTCCATCGACGACTACGCATGGGTGGCCTCGTCCATTTCAAGAGCTTTTAGCGCGTCGTGTGATTATTGATTATAAAACGAGTCGCGATAAACCTATGACACTTACCGAGAGTGAAAAAAATTATAAAATGGATTTGATGGAAGCGCTTGACGATATAAAAAATCCTAATTTGGACCGTAGTATTTTGGCAACAATTCCTGTTGATAGTGGTGAAGATTATTAAAAATTTATGTTTAAAAAACTTTTACAATTTATAGGTGTGCTGTGGATAACGTGGACGGGCACTGCTTCGCCTAGCGCTCCTACTTATACTCCTGTCCCAACTCCTTAAATATGGCACAACGCGGCAGTGTTTTAATGAAAGACATTTTTCTTGGTGGTATTTCAGATTCAAAATATACTGGCATTGCCAATTCAGTTGCCGCGTGTATTGGGTTAAATTTGCATGGAGAGCCTGGGCTTATCAAGGTTAATCAAAAATTAACAAAAGAAAGTGGAGCGACGGTTGATGATGCCGTTTCAGTTATTTTGCCGTGTTCTGATGGAAAAGAATATTTATTTGGTCGCTCAAACGGTAAAATTTGGAGTCGTAATGCTGGTTCGTATACTTTAGAGGCTACGAATGCGAATGGCGCGACCTTGAATGCTTTTGAATATAATGGCTATGTTTATTATTGTTCTGCTACAAAGGTTGGTAGGTGGCAGATTGGAACTGCATGGAGTGGTCGTGACGATAACCATTTTACTTTTACGAATGGCAATACAAGTTATCATCCCATGATTGTAAAAAATTTAGTGCTTTATATTGGTGATGGGTATTTGGTAGCACAAATTGACGATTCTACGGGCACTGCCTTATTTACTGGGAATGCGCTCGATTTAGAAAAGAAGTACGTTATTACGGCCCTTGGGGAAATCCAGGACGACCTTTTGGTTGGAGCCTTTACCAGTACAAATGTTGTGGAGACGAAGATTTTTCGTTGGAACACTTATGCAGAATCTTTTATTTCTGATGATGCGATTCCTGAAACGAAAATTAATGCTTTTATTCCGGCTGATAATTTCGTTTTAGTCTCTGCTGGGCAAAAAGGTAATTTGTATACTTATACTGGTTCACAGCTCGATCAATTTAAGCGGATTCAGGGTGATTGGAGTGGTACGAAAAAAGCATTTGTAAATTCTGAGGCGGTTGTGAATTTTAATGGGTTGCCGCTTTTTGGATTAAGTAATAATAGTGGGGATGCAGCTCCACAGGGCGTTTATTCGTTTGGTTCATTTTCATCAAATTATCCTAAAGTTTTAAATCTTGAATATGTTATTTCTACTGGCCATACTACTGGTGTTGAAATTACTGCTATGGCTCTTTCTGGGGATACTTTATTGGTGGCGTGGAAAGATATGAATGGTGGTACTACTTATGGGGTGGATAAAGTTGATACTACTGCTAAGTATAATGGAGCTTATTTTGATACTCGGGTACTCACGTTTGATCGTATGAATGGTAAAGATTTTACGGTACGTATTGCTTATCGTACTTTAAATGGTGGTTCAATTACTTTAAAAAAATCGGTGAATGGTGGTAATTTTGATGATGTAACTTTAACGAATGACACCGTTAAGGCTTTATATTACACCAAAGAAGATTTAACGAGTGCTGGGAGTTTACAATTACGTGTGACGTTTGTTCCTGCTGGTGGTGACGCGAATGCAACGCCAGAGGTGGAAGCTGTTGAAATAGCTTTTTAATTTTCAAAATGGATACACAAAATGTACAAGTTGAGGGTGCGATACAGGCTTTTACTGATATTCCATATGTTCCGCCACGTATTGATGATCCGACGGGTATTAAAGTGAACAATGGGCGTGTTGGTTTATTAGATGTTGGCAATAATCAAGTGACTGCGGGAAGAGGTGGCACAGCTCAACAAGTTGTTGTGGATTCTACTGCTGGTAATGAGCGTATTTTTGTTGGTTTGGCGAGTGCCCCTAAAGCTGTTTTGGGGCAACTTTTTGATGTGACTGGCGTGAATGAATATGGACTTTGGACCAATAATGGTTATTTTACAGGAACGGTTACGGCTGCTTCCGGAGTGATTGGCGGTTGGATTATCTCGGCCACCACTCTTTCTAAAAACAATGTCATATTGGACAGTGCCGGGAAAATTACTTTAGGGAGTGGTAACAATATTGTGATTTTAGATGCGACAGATGCGACGTACCGTATTGTTGTGGGTCACGCTACGTATGCTTCAGCTCCTTTTTCTGTTGATAAAACGGGGTATATGAAATCGAGCTCAGGTATTATTGGAGGTTGGATTATTAGTGCTACTACTTTGGCGTCAACTTCGAATGGTATTATTCTCAATTCATCAACACAGCAAATTTCAGTGGGTTCTGGTGGCACTTATTTAATTATTGATGGCGCGAATACTCGTATTCGTTCAAGTAATTATGTTGCTGGAGTATCGGGATTTACAGTTGAGCCGGATTTAATTGAAGCTGAAAATTTACGTGCACGTGGCATGATGACTGGGGTTACTTTCAAATATGATGTTGTGAGTGCTGTGGGTGGTCAGTTGATGGTTGCCAATTCTGATGTTTTGGATGCGGACATGACGGCTTTGGATAGTTCAACGCTCACTATTTCTGGTGCTTCAACTTTTGCGGTGAATGATATTTTATTGATTCGTGCAGTGACAAATAGTGGTATTCAGGAAGAATGGATGCGTGTAACGAATGTCGCTTCAGCACCAATTTATACTGTCACTCGTGACCTTGCTGCGGCTTATGCGGCTAATAGTAATCCAGCATGGAAAAAAGGTGTAACGGTTGTTGTGCAAGGGCGTAGTGATGGGGCCGCTACTTATTCAGGTGGATGGCTACGGCTTTTTGGTCAAGGTATCAATAGTCCATATTATTCAGTTTTTACGCGTACCGGTGTGGCTTATAACGCTTATACTGAAATTGCGCGTTTTGGTAATTTAAATGGTATTGGTGGTTTTTCTGCTGATACTTATGGTGTTTTTATTGGTGATTATTCAAGTGGAAAATATTTAAGTTATGATAGTGCATCGTCAAATTTAACAGTGAATCGGCGTTCTTTAACGGTAGATCCAACTTTTGGTGATGGGTCGGATGGGGATGTCACTATTTCGGTTGATACGACGATGACACGGGATATGTTTTATAATGATTTAATTTTAAATGCGATTTTAAATCCTGGTGGTTTTCGAATTTTCGTGAAGGGTGTTTGTACTATTAATGCGTCGGGTGGCATACGTCGTAATGGAAATGTTGGGGGCAATGGGGGTGGGGCGAATGGGGGCTCTCCGGCGACTGCTCCTAATACTTCATCTGGTGGTACTGGTGGGGTTGCTGGTACTGGGGGCCCTGCCGTCGCATCTGGAAGTTTACCGGGTAGCGTAATTGGTACTGCTGGGGTGGCTGGTGGCAATGGGGCCAATGGTGTGGGTAGTGGAAATAATGGTTTACCGGGTACAGCGGGTACAGCTGCAAATAATGGATCTAATGCAACTTCATCAATTGGCGTTTCTGGTTTTAATACTTCTGTTAATGGTGTTGCGGGTGGGGCCGGTGGTACAGATGATTTTGGCAGAACTGGTGGCACTGGTGGGGCTGGTGCAACGACTGGTGGTACTGGTGGCACTGCTACGCCAGCTTCATCAAGTGTGCGTAATGTGGTCAATGCGACATTGTGTATTGATTCTGGTGCTTCTCCGGTGACACAATATACCGTTTCGGCAAATGGTGGTGGTTCTCGTGGAAGTGGTGGTGGTGGTTCTGGTGGGGCTCAGGGCAATACGAGTGATGGTGGTGGTGGGGCAGGTGGATCCGGTGGTAATGGTAGTAATGGGCCTGTTGTTTTTGTTGCCGCTCGTGTTATTAATATTGTTAGTGGAGGTTTTATTGAGGCTAAGGGTGGTGCAGGTGGTAATGGTGGTATTGGTCAAGATGGTGGCCAACAAACTGATACTGGTGGAAGTGGTGGTGGTGGTGGTGGCAATGGGGGCAACGGTGGTATGGGAGGTGTGATTATTTTAATTTATACGACTTTAACGAATGCCGGGACTATTTCAGTAGCGGGTGGAGCTGGTGGTACAGGTGGAGCTGGTGGTACAGGTGGAGCTGGTGGGTCTCCTGGTTCTGGTACTGCTGGGTCAAATGGTTCAACTGGTAATAATGGTTCAACTGGTAGTACAGGGGTGATTTATGAATTAATATTGAATTGATGATTTTTTATTATGATCAACAATCAGGACAGGTTTGTGGTTATTCTCAAGAAGAGGGTAATAAGTTTGATTTTGCTGCGATTGAATTAGAGATTACTGTAGATGACATTCAAAAAATTGAATCAAATCAATATAATTTATATATTAAGAATGATCAATTGATTTTAGAATTGAAACCAGAAATTGAAAAACGTGTGCGTATTGCTAATTTGAAACAAAAGCTTGAAAATGGAACTGCTGTTTTGTCTGATATTTCGGAGTTACTATTGGGTATTTTAAATTGATAATCATTATATAATTTTACTAAAATGTTTGTTACACCCACTACTGACGCACAAAAAAGTCAATTCCTTAAGGCAATGGGATTTCAGGATGCTTCAATTACTGCTGCATTGAAAAATCCTGGGCAATGGAATGATTTTTATAATTCTGCTTTACAACAAGCAGAACGATTCTATGCGCAGGGTCCTGCTAAGTATTTAGGACAATTTGCTAATGCGTCAAATCCTGATGCCATTAATAAGCCTAGTAATGCTCAATCTGCTACTGATTTAGAAGTGACAAAATCGAAATTACAAAAAGAACTCGATCCAACTACTGGTTCAATTCCGGCATGGCAAAAGCGTTTTTCGGCTTTACAGTCGGCGGGTCTTTTGACGACTTCTGATATTGATCAGTTTAATAGTATTGTTGGGCAAGTTGGTAAAATTCTTCCGAATGCTGGTGTAAGTTTATTACAGGGTGGGAGTGGTAAACAGACGGTGTCCTCACAGGATTTAATTGATCAGGTGACTGGCACAAAGCCTACTGTTGGCTTTGCTCCTCCTGTTGATCAAACGAAAGTAGCAACAACGCCGACGACTCCAAAATTAAATAGTATTGCTCAAAATATTGCAGATCAGTTAAAAAGTGGCATGAGTGCGTCAGGACAGCCGTTAGTTGGTGGTCAATTTGATAGTTTAAAAAAACAATTCGCTTCAGCGGCGGGGTTTGAATATTCCGGACCAATTGGTGGCGCCACTTCTAATACGGGCGTGGCGACTTCTGCAACACCTTCAAATTTGAATGATATTAAAACTGCTGACCAATTTGATCAATGGGCTAATACTTTACAAGATGGGTTACACACTTCCACCATGGCTCCACCGGTAAAAGGTGTAAATGCTCCTTCTACGAGTGATACATATTTGACTGACATAGTAAGTGGAAAAATTAAACCACCTGATACTTTGAATACTGAAGATGCTTTATCGAAATTACGTACTCAATACGGCATTGATCCTCTAGAGCAACAAATATCTACTCTTGATGCTCAGGCAAAACAAATTCAGGATACGATGCGTGCTAATCAATACGATGAAACTGGAAAACCGGTTTCACTTGGTGTTATGGCTGGTCGGTTATCTGAAGAAGAAAAACAGGCCAATATGCGTCTTGACGAAATTAATACACAAAAAGCCACTTTAGTGAATCAACTGAATCAAAAATATAATGTTGTGAATGGCATTATGGCGGCTAAAAAAACAGATTATGAAAACGCTGTTCAAGCTTATGATTCTCAGTACAATAAAGCTATTCAAATGACAACTTTATTGCGTGGTGTTCAAAATGATAATGCGAATGCAGCTGAAAAAATAAAAGATGATGCGCGTGCGAATTTCACAATTGTGGCAAATAATATTACTTCTGGGGCGATGGATTGGGATAGTATTCCACCCGCACAAAAAATTGAATATCAAAAACTTGAATTACAGGCGGGATTGCCTTCTGGTACTTTGGAAGCTTTTACAAAAAAGCCAAGTAAAGACTGGGCGATGCAAACCGTACTCCCTGGTGTGGATTCAAACGGTAACGCTATAGCAACAATTTTGGAAAAAAATAATGTTACTGGTGAGTTTAAAACAACAAAACTTGTAACAGATTATGCTCCAAAATCTTCCGCTAATGCTGGTCAAAAGGGTACCTTTGTTGACGATAATAATAATGAAGTAGCTTGGCAGCTAGATGCGTCTGGTAATATGACAAAAACAATTATTGGTAAGTCTAAAATTGCTCCAAGTAGTGATCCAGATTTGAAAGCTCAAAATGATTTTGAAAAATTCCGTGCGAATTTGATTATGGGGATGGGTAAAACAAATGTATATGGAGATCCATTGATGACATATGATCAAGCTGCGGCTGCGCTCAAAGCTCAGTATCCAACTTTATCACCGGAAGCAGTGAAATTTTATTTAACAGGTACAAAATAATATGTTTGATCCACAAGCCGCTTTTGCGCAACAACAAAAAGCCGCGCCAAGTGTTGGCGGAAGTACTGGTGGTTTTGATCCGCAGGTAAATTTTGAGCAGGGTGGCAATATGGGTGGAACTATTTCAACTTCGAATTTTGACCCACAGGCAAATTTTGAAAAAACAAATCCAACGTCATCAAAAATTAATTTAGAAGGTGCTTTTTATGATGCTGTTGGTACTGGTACAAAATATATTGTTTCAAAGGCACTTTCTTCGAAATCGATTCCTAAAGGAATTTTTGATGATGCGAAATTGGGCATTGGTAAAGTCCAAGGTTGGTGTGGCGATTATGCCTCGCGTATTTCAACAGCGACGAAAGTTGGTGATACTTGGGCGGAAAAAGTTACACATATTGAAAAACGTGATGGTATTAAAGCTGGTGATAAAGTGCTTTTACCACTTGGGGTTACTTATGATAAAAATGGTAAACCACAAGGGTGGGGACATGTTGTGGTTGCATTAACAGATCAAGATCAAAATGGAAATTTTGCTGTTGCACAATCGAATGCTGATGGCCGACAGAATCGTGGTGAGGGCCCTGGTGTAGCAACATATGGAGTATTTAATACGAATGATCTTAATAAACGTTACAAAGAGAATTGGGGTGCGGCGTCTGGTCAACTTAAAGTTGATCCATTTCCGGCCAGTGTGAAACAACAGCCTGTTGCTCCTGTGGCTCAAGCGAAAGTTCCACAACTTTATGATAGTCCCACCGGCAATGTTCTTACTGATTTTCCGGTTTTTGCTAGTAATGCGCTTATAGATCGTTTAAAAAGCACTCAAACGTCACAAAATGCAGTACCGGCTGGTCCTCCTGCTCCAAAGAAATTGACGAATGATCAGGCTCCTCCGAATATTAATAAATCTGATTATACTGCTGAGGCGTTAGCACAATATGTTTTGAAAAAGAATATTACAGATTTGACGAGTAAAAAATGGTGGGTTAATTCACCGATGAAAGATGAAGCATGGAAAATTATTGCAAAGGCAACGGGTGCACCGAAATATGGCAATACTACTTTAAGTCAGGGTAAAGTGAATCCAAATGAAAGTGATTTTACACGAGCTGTAATGGGTGTATTAGATCCAAACGGTATTTTCACGAACGCTACCGGTGGCAATTTAACTGACAATGAAATTGCGCAACGTGGTAATATTAGTAAAAATCTGAATGTTGTTGGTGGAGAGATGATTAAAAGGGTACAAGATAAAGTTTATTCTCAACCAGAGGGTACGATACAAAATAATTTTATTACACGTTCCCTTGGCAATTCGGTTGCTTCTGTTGGCCAAGGTTTCCAGGATATTACTGGTGGGCAAACTGGTAATGAGAAACCAAAATATGTGCAGGGCATACAAAATATCGTTTTTGGTGGTGCTGGGATAGTAAATCCAGGTGTTGCTGAATTTAATGCGGTTACGCAATTGCCTGGTGTTGATCAGGCCGCCCAATTTGTTTTTGGCAAAGTGGATAATTTCAATAATTGGGCCTTGGATTTAACGGGTCAAAAACAAGGGGAATTTAGGGATTTTTTGAATTTCTCATTAATGACTGCGGAATTTTATTTAGCACATAAAACTGTTGAGGGCACTACATCTGGTGTAAAAAGTGCTGTTAAGGATTTTGTATTAAATAAAAAGGTTACTTATAGTCCTTCTGAGATGAAGGCAGCATTTGCCGAAATTACGAGTGGGGTGAAAGATCCAGCAAAGCCTGTGAAGCCAGGTGCTCGCGATGCGGCGTTGAATTTGATTAAGGATAGTGCTGAGGGCGTAAAACAAAAAGAAATGTTGAAGCAATCATTTACGAAAGGGTTAACGGTAACGGAGGCGCGTGATTTTGCCGGTTGGTTTAATAAATTTTTCCGGAATGTAAAACCTGAAGCAGTGGCACCTGAATTTGCTGGTCTTCTTACTGACGGTAAAAAAGTGGCTAGTGGTGAAATGTCACCAGTAGAATTTACTAAAAAGGCTCGTGATGTAATGGCAAAAGGTGAATCGGCCACACTCCGTGATGTGGTTGAATCGAGTAAAAAAGAAGTGATGGCGAATCCAAAAGCCACTTTACCTGATCCGGTTACTGGAAAAATACCAGCTGAAACTTTTCTACAGCAATCAGCTCAATTAAAAGATTTACAATCATTAGGGCAAAAAACAGTTTTTGAAGTGACGCATAGTAATAATCAACAGGCGCTCGATGTGCAAACTTATACGTATAGTGATCATAAGACTGGTATTGGTTTTACAATTAATACTGATGATGGAAAAATTTTAGTACCAATTTCTGGTGCTTATGAAACGCCAAGGGCAGCTATGGAAGCTATCACGCCAACTATTGAACGTCTTGTGAATAAGGGTTCTGATATTGCTTCGGAGGCGATAC